AACAAACTGTCCATATTTGTTTTCTACTTCAATTAGGTCATTAGTGGCTTTACCTATCTTACCGAAACTTCCTTGGTAAACATTGCCTACTGCATCAGCAATTTGTTCTACTGTGCTGCCTGTGGCCGTGGCCCATTTAGCCCATGTAGTTAAACTGCTGGAACTGGTGTCTAATCCAGTTGATTTTAAATTCTTAAAAGCGCCAGTTAGATCAACTACGCTTACACCTAACTGATTAGCAATGCCGGTTAGTTGTGTGAACACTTGTCCACTTTTTGCGCTACCTACAGAGCCAGTGATAGCAGTTTCTAACTTTTGAAATGCTATTGCGCTGTCTAGGACTGCTTTAGCACTAAAGGCGCCTGCTAGTGCGCCTCCTATTTTGCCTGCCATGCCTTGAATGCCGGCTAGGCTGCGTTCTATATTTTGGAATGTGCTCTTAGTTTGATCTACAGCACGGACAATAACATCAAAATTTGCCATCCTTACTCCTTACCTATTATTTATAGTTATGGACGACCACGCTTGTTAGCAGCCTCGCGTTCGGCTTCAGCGATATAGGTAAAATACTCTACCCATCCGCGAATCTCGGCAGTTGAGATGTTATTAATGATCCATTCTACTGAGTGACCAAGTTCTTTTGCCAGTCTAAACAAGAACAAAAGATCTCGGTCCTGCTTTAGTTTCCCAATGCTTCAGCAGTTTTTGCATCACTTTCAGGATCATTCATTTCGCTGATGATTCTAAGAATAATGCTTGGATCAATTTCGCGCATGATCTCTGGTTTGTCTGCCTTATGAAATAAAGGCTGACCATTTTTATCAAGCGCACGAATGATTAACATTTCAACTAATGCTTCAGCAGTCTTGCCTTGATTTTGTAATTCAATAACCTTGCTCTCTTGTGCAAAGTTGATAACTGGTTTAAAATAAACTTCTGTGTCCCATTCTGGAACATTAATAGGACCTTTAAGTCCTGCTGATAATACTTCTCTGTAATGTGCCTTTGCGGCGTCTAATACTTTACTCATCATTTACCTTTCTTGTTTGCCTGTTCCCAACTAGGTGCTACGATACCATCTGGGGCTTGACGACTATAACCTTCATCAAGTCTCTGTATGTAAGGAACTGTATTGGCGAAAACGGTTTGTGTTTCGTTTCTACCTATATTTACATTACGGTATCTTTTCCAAGAGGCTCTCGCACGCCCGGATCTAATTGGTGTATTGGCCTTGAGTTCTTTATAAAATTGATCCATGACAGAATTCAGCGAGTTGCTGGCTTCCAACTTTAATTGTTTAACACATTGACTCGCTGAATTTGTTGCCATGATTAACTAGCGGTGCCTGTTGTTAATGCGCCTGTTCCGCTGAATGTAACTTCCATTTCAACAAGACCATCATAACTAGCAGTCTTATTAACTGCTGTGATAATAGCATTGCCTGTGTAAGTTGTATCACCGGTGCTAGCACCTTCTGGATAAACTACTAGTTCTACTGTGTCACCTGGAACACATAATGCTTGACCTGCATCTGCGGCATCGTCCCATAATAGACTTGCGCTGCCTTCCCAAGCACGGAAACTAGCCACATTGGTGCGGTATGTAACGCCTGCTGGGTTCATGACTGTTGCATCAATAACTTCACTAGTTTCGTTTAAAGTCCAACTGCGTAGACTTGCAACATTAGTTGCGCTACCACCGCTAGCCTTAACGGTGATTTTACCTTCCTTACCTGCATGACTTGCCATGGTAAACTCCTTATATTAATTGAGTGACTGTTCCACCGCTAGCGGTAAAACTAATCGTTAATTCTACAAGTCCATCTACTGACGAACTCAAACTTGATTGCGTGATCATTGCCGCGCTGATGGTCATTAACTCACCAGTTTCAGGGTAGATTTTTATTTCAACTGTTGTCCCGGCCACCAAATTATTAATTGATGCTAAATGCTGAGCGCTATCAGCATCAAAATAACATGTTGCTTGTCCACTGCATGAATAAGTGGTAGCATATAAAGTAGGGATGTAAGGGGCTGTGGTTGCCCCTACGCTCATAGTGCTCACATCTGTGGTGCTTACACTATGATCCACACTCCATGATTTTAGGTTGGCTAGGGCTGTGCCAGCAAATAGAATCTGTCCATCACGACCTCTTACTAATGCCATACTTGCTCCTTATGCTTGACCTCTAGTATAATGATAATCAACTCGCACAACTAATCTCATTGTTGCGTAGGGTTGTTCTACAATCTCATCAGTTTCAACACCAATCAGTTGTGTGTCTAATGCATGACCGTTTCTTGTGCGGTCTGCGTCCAGCAATTCTTCTACTGCTTCAATAATTTGATTACGAACAGTATCAAGTTGTTGACGGCCTGCTGTTAGATAGATTCTTATGCTATAATCACATTCACTGGCTCGTAGTATTCCGCTACCGCCTTGTGTAATGTCTTGTCTGTTTTCGCTAGCACCTTCAATTACTACACAAGGAAAGGCTGTTTTGGCCAATCCTTGAATGTCCGCTTGTGGCTCTCTAGTAACCATACCAAACTTGTAAGTCTGTTGATTCTTAAGAGTCTCAACAATATTTTGTGCAATAAGTTCTCGCTTGCTAAACATTATAGAAATAACCTATTCTGTTGCGTAGGCATAACTTCGCTATTAGCTATTGTGCCATCACTGTTAAAGTCGTATTTCACTCCTTTAGCAATTTCGGCTGTAACTTCCTCACTATACTTAGAACCATAGAAGTTTTGTAACTCCCTGAATGCATCACCTTCTGGTCTCCAAGTGCTTAACTTGGGATAGATATAGGCTGCAAGTGCTCTAAACACAGTGGCTCTGGTCCATTGGCTGTTAACTAAGTTATCTGCATCAAATACACCACTAGAAATAATGTTGACACCGCGTGTTCTTGTATTGAACTCTACATTCCACCAATCGGTTTCTAACTTACGCTTGACATCATATTCAGCCATGGCTAATTCATTGGTAAAATCATCAATACCATGTTCAAATATATCTGCTTGGTATGTTAGTAAATCGTTGTTTGTTGCGAATGTCATTTTATTATCCTAGAACAAGGGCTACTAGTGTAGCCCTATATTAGTATTAAATGGCTGCGTCAGCAGTTAATTTAACACCAAAGCCAGCCTGAAGGATAGCCTGACCAGTAACGGCAGTAACCATCAAGTCTGTAGCACGGTTTTGTGCTTGACGAGTTGCTTCATATGTCAATGTGCCGCGCATTGCGTGACCTAGACCGCGTGGGCTGAATACAGCACCAACTGCGTCGTCGTTACCATCAACAGTGATTAATGAACTTTCTAGAACGATAACACCACCGATTGTGCCAACGAAACCGTAGTTAGCAAATGCATCGCTACCGGCTTGTGTGGCGTTTTGATAAGAAGTAGTTGCAGTCATTGCACTCTTCATTGCATATGCTTGCTCAGGACGAATAACAGCAAACAATGGGCCTGTAACTTTACGACCTTTTAGGATTGCGGCTGCTTTCATGATGTGAGCGGCAGTTAATTCTGCGCCAGCACCAGGACCTGCTTCACCAGTGAAACCGGAGAACAATGCCCATGCATCAGTGTCCATCTTTTCAGCGATTGCTTGTCCGCTGGCTTGACCCAATTGTGCGGCAACATTGCTGTATGCGCTGTCGCGTAGCATGTCAGTGATCTTGTGATAGATACCGATTTCACCTAATGTGATGCTTACGCTGGTTGTGTTTGTGCCTGCGGCATCTGGTGCTGTGCCTTCTGTTAGGCCAGCGGCAGTAGCGCCTGCCCATACTGGAACTTGTAGAACTTTACCAGCATTTAAAGGAGCATCAAAAACTGTTGCAACTTGGCGAACAACTGATTGCTCATAGGCAGCCATCTGGGCTTCCATAACTAGGTTAGCGAATAATTCGCTATTGACTGAACTTGTGTTTAATACATCTGCCATTTTATTAATTCCTTAACTTGTTATTGATTTGCTTTGAACTGACGATATAACTCGCGGTCCTTAGGATTCTTAAGATCCAACTTAGACAAATCAACAGTAGAGACCCGCTCTGCGGATCCATTATTTTTTGAACCTGTTCCGGCAGGTCCTGGCGCACGATAAAAAGGATTCTTGCTGACAAATTCTTTAACTAGTTCATCAACTGTTAAAGGAGTCATCTAACACCTCTACCTGACCGTCTTCGCCTAGACGAACATTGCTCTTTAGCAGTTTGGCTACATGATCGGGTGCAACAACTTTAAGTTGACTTGCGGCGTTCATGATAGCACCATCTACTTTGATAGTCTCAAGTTCTCGCTTGAGCGCACCAATTTGACCTTGATAATGATCTTTAGTTTGTGTTAGAACTTTATCAAATTCTTGGCGTTTAATAAGAGCATCTTCTTCTTGTTTAGCACGAGCATTTTTAAATTCGCGATATTCATCAATGTTCACATCAGCGTATTTGCTTTCTACTTTTGCTAAACGGCTAGCAACGATCTTATTGACTTCATCTTGGGTAAATGTTTTTACCTGTTGATTAGTCGCAGCCTGGGATTCATTTGTTAAGGAGTCAGCCCCAGTAGCTGTTCCAGTTTCCATGTTGTCCTGCATGTCAGTTAAACCTCTTTTTGAGTAATATAATATTTAGTGCAAATCTTTTGCTCAACTATTTAACGCTAATTATGCGTTTTGATCCTGTGATTCTACACCCGGAGGTGCAACACCACCAGCATCTTCATCTGTGGTTTGAGTTGTCATTGTAGTTTCATGAATATCAGCGCCTGTTTGAAATTCTGCATTATCAATTTCATTAAGCACTTCCTGAATGTCTTCATCACTAGTCAATACCAACTGTGCAATCTGTTCTAGAATCTTGTATTCAAAATCAATTAAGTTACGGCCCTTAAGGATCTCTAGTCCTTTGCGATACAGTTCTAAATCAGCGTGTTTATCGCGTAGGTCAAACGACTTTTCATATATGATTTCAAAGTCTTCTGGCCATTCCATGCCTTGCCATATGAAGAACAAGTCCCAAATGTTTTCTTCTGCTTCTTCTAGAATAGTAGCAATGTCGCTTAATTTGCTGTTAAGCATTTGGAATTCTGTTTGTAGCGCAACACCGCTCATTGGACTACCTTGTGTAGCACGAACAGCACCTAGGTGCGTGATTTCATCAATGGTCTTAATGTCTGCGTTAATAGCACTTAGGATACCATCAATACTGCTACTGCTAGGTTGTAGCAAGTAAGGCTTTAAATCACCCATTAGGTTATCGGGCATGGTGATAATCGCTCCAGCACCTGCGGCTGCTTCAGTGTCTGCCGTCTTAACTAATGTTGGGTGACCGCTAATACGAATGGTCTGCTCTAGATTACTTAACTTGTTATAGATACTACGAGTAATGTCAGCAACATCATTCAAATAACTTACACCAGTGCCCTTAACCAAACCGGGTTCAGTGATCACATTAATAAAAGGAATCATGCCTAACGGATTAGGAATAGTTTCTTCACTAACGATTCTACTGTAATTTGTTTGGCTATTTGGGTCTGCGCCTAGTGCAAGTGGATCGCGATTATTGGTTGCAGCCAACTTGGCTTTTTCAACAACCACTTTTGTAACCGTGTCTTTGGTCCATATCTTAAGAATATCCATTGTAGGAGTAGATTCTTCAATAACTTTGATCATGCTTAAATGACTGCTACCATCAAATGCATATTCATACTGCCAGTCTAATACACGAGTAGGATTGAATGCAGTAACATATGGACGAATACCTAATTGAATTTCTTCTAGAGTGCTCGCGGCTTGATAATCAGGGCGGTCAACTGCAATCCACATGCTACCAAAGATCTGTAAGCGATCACTAAGTGTTCGCATGAAAGCATCTAGTGTTCTGCACTCTTTGTCAGCGTCTTCAATAAACGCTTCAATTTGTGGGTCATCTATTGCTGAGCCTAATCTGCGTGTTGGGGGAACACGGAATAAGAAACTGCGATAAACATCAATAGTATTCTTGCAGTAGTTGTAATTAGGTGTGTTCAACAAACGAAGAATATATTGGTTGCCGGGGCCGCTATCTTCATTGAGATATTTGCGTAGATAAGCACCATCGCGATATTCTCTACCGCCTAGGTAACTTCTATATAGGTAATCCCATTGCCTTGATAGGCTAGGAAAATAATCGTGTGTTTTTTTAATATCGTCTAGCGTATAAGCCATCTAGCAAATTCCTTAAAAATGATGCCAAATTTTTGAATCTGGCTGTGTGTTAGTTTCTTTCTTAATTGGCCATATGCCCCATATCATATAACCTAAAGAATCTCCCAAGTGGTCATAGCCGGACTCTTTGTCGGGTATGCGAGTATTTTCTTTGAAACTTTGTTTAGTCAATGTTTCAATCATTCTCCTGCACTTGTTATTTATTAGTAATTGACGCAGGCCGTTGCTGTTGCAAAGTCTGCTGTTCACTGCGGCGATACGATCTAGCACAGGAGGATTGATACGACCTGTAATAACTTTAAAGCCCGCTGTTTGTAAAATAATATGATCACTGATACCATTACTGCTAGTCTGCTTTCTACTGCCACTAGCATCTGGATAGAACCATATAGGATTTTGAGGATACCTTGTTTTTAATTCATCAACAAGTTCATTGGTATTACTGTTGAATATTTCTATCTCATCAATAATAAACATTTGTTCGCCGCGTCGCACTCCTACTACTGCACTGATCGGGCTGGTGTTAAAGTCGCCACCTACATAAAGTGTTTCGCGCGGTTGTATTTCAGGAACAGAGTCAACAATATTGTCTGGACCAAAACTCCAATATAAGACATTGGCGTAAGTTTCAAAACTGGCTTCAAATTCTTGTTTATAAGTTCTGCTGTCAAGCATTTCCTTAGCAAGGGCCAATTCTTCTTCTGTGACTCGTCCACCTTCGGCCGTTGTATACTGCCAACTTTTAAAACTCTTGTCAGTATAGATATCATACAAGTGATTGCCAATGCCTTTGGGCGTGCCTATCACTAACATGGCGCCTTGACGGTCTGCTAGTGCGGGACGAATGATTTCTGTGATCATCCTAGGATCAATGTCCTGTGCTTCATCTAGCACAGCGGCATCCAAACTTAGACCGCGACTGGCGTCTGGATTGTCTGCGCTACGCAAGAATATTTTACTGCCATTACGCAGTTTTATTGTTAGTTCACTTTCGTTAATGTTAGCAACCCAACGAACTGCTGTTAATCTAGTCTTAAGTTCATCCCACAGTATGGTCTTGGCCATTTGGCGTGTTGGAGCCCAATAGCCTACATTCTTTTGTGGTAAGTGTGCAAACTTGGCAATTTCATTTATTGAGAGAAAACTCTTCCCAAACCTTCGCCCAGCCACTAAACAGCGGAATCTACTAGGATCAGCGCTGACTGTTTGCTGTGCAGGACTTAGTTTCATTTTTGTTTACGCTCTTTAAAACCGCTGGCCCATATGGCTCTTGCCTGCGCTACTGCTTCTGCGCGAGTAGGATATACTTTACCACTACGGCCCCACTGGTAGCCAACGGGTTTTCCATTTCTAATTACACGATGTATAGGCATTATAGTTCCACCATGGTTCTAGTGAATTTAAATTCAGTGTTGTTATTAACTGCTGTTGCTGACAGCGTAACTGTATTGGCTGCTAAACTTAATGAATAAGTGGCTAGGCTAGCATTACTGTTTAATACAGAATATTCAATATGATCTACACCTGTGCCTGTGTTCAACACTAACAATTCAGTGACGCTATAGTTAGTAGAATTCTTTGCTGTAATCAAATACTTGGCTGCTCTGTAGCGTAGGCTGCTCCAAGTATCAATACTGGTCGTGCTGGTCGTTGATGCTGTGGCTGTTTTATTCACAGTCAATGGCAAATCAAAACGATCTGTTACCGATGCGTCAATCCCACTACTGTTCCAGTGCAGTCTTCCATCTGCGCCTAACACAATAAAGCCTATGCCGGCGCTGGTGTTTATTTGAATACCTTGTTCTCCGCCTAGGCCTGTATCACCAAAGTAAGTTACAGGAATATAAAAGAATGCCTGTGCGGCTACAGGATTAACAGTTAATGTGCCTGCAATTGAAGTTTGGCCTAACTGAACACTATTATTACCAGCGTTAAGCCATTGGTCAACATAGCTGTCACTGTAGTATAAGTTTGTTGAGCCTTCAGTTAAGTTATCTGTGGTCTTTGTGGCCAGCCTTGTGTCAAAGGTAGAATTGAAATCTGCTGTGTTTAACTTATTACCTAATGATGTGGTAACTGTTGTGGCAAAGTTAGGATCATCTCCTAATGCAGCCGCAAGTTCATTTAATGTGTTTAATGTTGTAGGAGCACTATCTACCAAATTGCTAATGGCCGTTGACACATAACTTTCAGTAGCATAGTTGTTTGTGGTTAAGTATGTGCCGACTCTTGCGTCAGTATAATACTTGTTGGTGCCTTCTGTTAAATTGCTGGTGGTCTTGGTGGCTAATCTGCTGTCAAAATCGGTGTTGGACCTAGCAGTTGTATAATAGAGATTACTTCCTTCAGCGATATTGCTTGTGGATTTAGTAGCCAAACGAGTATCAAAATCACTATTAGCCCTAGCAGTTGTATAATATAGATTTGAGCCTTCGGCGAGATTTGTGGTTGTTTTTGTAGCAAGACGACTGTCAAAATCGCTGTTAGCACGACTGCTAGTATAGTAAAGATTTGTTCCTTCATTGATATTTCCAGTTGTTAAAGTTACTACACCGGTAAGACCATTAACGCTGGTAACACCCGCGGCCGTAGTGCTCAATTGAACAGTGATGGCTTCACCGCTTTGCGCGACTGCAACGCGATCATAATCTGTAGCATCTGTAACAGTAACTGAAGTCACTGCATCATCTGCTTCAACAGTGATTCTATTAAGTTCTAATGTTTCTGTTACTACTACTGATACCATATATTAAGCCCTTGTCACATTTAAACTGATAAACGCTGTTCCTTCTAGAATGCGTGTAACACTGGTGCCATCCACTAATTCTACATCATATATGCCGCGGCTCTGTGTTAATGCGCCAGTATCTGTTGCGCTAGCAAGCCATGTTGCAACTCCGGGATTGGTGCTTTGATTAGCCAATGTAAATGTAAATGTTAATGCTGGACTGCTGTCATTGATGTTATAACGAACCTGCCCTCTCAGTGTTTTACCAGTTAGGTTTATTGGTGTGTTGTCATCTGCTTTGACTGTTAGAACTTTGCTGAATGTAGCACCTTGTTCTATTAGGATGTTAAGTTTTCCTGCGGCCATTAGAATAGTCCTTTAATAAAATTAATCACTTGCACCACTAACCATACAGTAGTGCTGACTAGGCCTATAGCAAGCCATCCGTTAACTAGCCTATACATGACCAATCGTTCTTTGTCCAAATCAGGTAGTTTCATTGTGATCCTCTATATTTATTGTTTCTACAGCCTGGGTGGCTGCTGTGCCAACTTCCACAATCTCTTCATAGTTCCATGGTAATGGTTCTTGATCGTGTGTGTTGTATGGTGTTTCATTCTGTGCTAGTATATTGCGACCCAGCCAAATCAACATTGTAGGGTTGCCATCAAAGGCCACTCTAAGTTGTGCTTGTCTTAATCGCTGTCTCAGTTCACTACGCCCTTTTATTAAGAAATCTGCGAAGTTCCTGCGTAGTGCTGAATCTGTGATACCAAAGTGCTCGGCAATCTCTCTATCGGTGCTGCCGATCTTGGCCATTAGTTCCACTTCATCTGGGGGAACTGGTATGTTGTTACGGCCAACAATGATTGCTGGCTTGGTAATTTCTGTATACTGTGGTCCTCTCATTCCTTGCATTTAATTGCTTCCTTTATGCTATTCAATTCTGTTTCAGTAAGAAAGAACTGTTGATGAGTCCATCCTGTTTCGGGAATGAACTTTTCTATGCTCAATTGATACTCATTGGGCCTAAATTCGCGGACTAGAAAGTTTAATTTATAGTCCTCTCTGTTTACAATGTTAGGTTCAGGCGGTGTCCTACCTGGTTGTGGTGTCACATATTTCTGCATAATTATTTACTCCTTTTTGGTGTCTAGTGGTGGCCAAACTGCATAACTGAATTGATCTGTAGCAAAGATCTTATTAAGTCTTTTTACCTGTGCCACTACGCTGCCTAGGTGTGCGTAAC